TTTTGCACAAATGGCATTAGCAGGGGGAAAATCTTTTAAAGAAATTACACACGAAATAGCAAAAATGATTCAAAAAGCAATATTAGCTTTGATAATTACAACTGCTTTGAAAGCAATTATGACTGGTGGTTTTAGTGCATTAAAAGATATATTACCAAAATTAGCAGCAGGTATGGCAATATTTGCAGGTGCAACAGCAATAGCAGGTGCAACAGGTGGTGGTGGTGGTGGAATGGAAGTTCCTGCAATGGCAGCAGGTGGGTTAGTTACAAAACCTACATTAGCAATGGTTGGTGAAAGAGGTGCTGAAGCAGTAATTCCTTTAAATAGATTAGATGGTATGATGGGTGGAAATAGAGAATTTACAATACGTGGGCAAGATTTAGTTTTAGCAATGGATAGAGCAAACGGATTTAAGTCAAGAATAACAGGATAAAGTTATGGCATACGGATTAAAATATGAAGATGATTTCTTTGACGTAGATGAACACAAGTGGAAATTAAAAATATATCAATGGAATTTTAGTGGTTCTACAGAAACAAATACTTTAACACTCGGACCAGATGCTGTTCAAATAATGTATGAACAAAAAGGTGATGATTTTTTTTCACCAATTATTGGAAGTAGTTGTAAGATTTCAATGTATGTAACAGAAAGTTTAGGTGGCACTTTCTGGGAAGATGAA